TTATATGAAAGATAGGGCTAAACAAATTGAGCAGCATGGTAGAGGTAAAAGGCGCTAGGGAGCTTCGTAAATCCTTGCGTAAATACCAGCCCGATTTAGCCAAAGAATTAAACAAAGAAATGGCAAGTTACCTTGGCCCAGTAGTTCGCCAAGCTCGTAGTTATTTGCCTAGCCAAGCCCCATTATCTAATTGGGGTAAGCCGGTTTCAAGTTCAGAAACAATAAATTACCGACCATTTCCAAGATATAACGGATTGAAAGCTCGTAGGGGCGTTGGTTATACAACTTCACCAAGCAAACCAAATAGAAAAGGTTTTAGTTATTTAGCACAGATATTTAACTCTGAGGCAAGTGGCGCAATTTATGAAACTGCTGGTCGCAAAAATCCAAATGGTCGATCTCCTGCCATGTCTATACAATCAAAAGAGTTTGGCGGTATTCAAGGAATTGAAAATGGTAGAGCTGGTAAAAAGGGTTACAACTCAAACAACCCGTTTGCTGGATACCAATTTGTACACAGCATGCCTGAACTTTACAAAGTACCACGCAAAGCAAGCCAAAGAGGACGCCTAAGCCGTATGATGAACGGACGCGTTATTTTTAGAGCATGGGCAGAAACCAACGGTCAAGTTACTCCAAAAATAATTAACGCAATGGAAACAGCAAAAGTTAAATTTAACAGTAGTAAGAAGGCAACCTAATGGCTAAAACCGATCTATCCGTCAAAATTGGTGCGCAGTTTGTTGGTAAAGACGCATTTGATAAAGCAGAGAAAAGCCTAAAGAGATTAGCCAAGCAAGGCGCTGCATTAGCCTTAGGCGGTTCAATTCTTAACTTTGGCAAGAACTCAGTTCAAGCATTTTACGAGTCAGAGAAACAAGCTAAGAGCCTTTATCAGACCCTAAACAACCTAGGCATGGCTTTCCAAGCGCCTGAAGTTAATGACTATATTAAGAAGCTGTCACTAGCCACAGGCATATTGGACGACAATCTAATTCCAGCGTTTCAGCGTTTATTGGTAGCAACTAAAGATATTAGCAAGGCACAAGCATTATTAGGCACAGCCCTAGATGTATCAGCAGGAACAGGTAAAGATTTAGATGCAACCTCAACAGCGCTCAGCAAGGCTTTCCTAGGTAATACAACAGCCCTGCAACGCTTAGGCATAGGCTTATCAGCAGCTGAACTAAAGGCTGGCAATTTTGACGCAACTATTGCAACACTTAACACTAACTTCTATGGTCAGGCTTCAGCAGCTGTTGAAGGCTACACGGGACAAATTGATCGCCTTGGTATCGCATACGATCAACTTAAAGAGCGTGTTGGTAAATCCATATTAGATATTGGTGGCTCAATAGGTCGCTTTATTGAATTTACAAAAATTGGTTTGACTACGGGTTTGACTATTGACGCACAAGAGCAAGCAAAGTTAAAAGGAGTATTTGCTCAAAAGATGTCACCTCTTGCATTTGGCAATGTTTATGACAGAAACTCTGCCGCTCAGATCAAAGCAACTGCTGCTCAGGTTAAAGCAACTAAAGCCCTGACCAAGGCTCAGCAAGACCAATTAAAATTAAAAAAGGCTGGCACAGTTTTAGATATTGACCAAGCAGGTGTTTTAATTGCCTTGCAAGGTAAAATTACAGAAAATGAAAAAATACGCCTAGAATTACAATTAGCATTACTGACTGGTAATACCAAAGAAGCCGATCGCCTAAGCAATGAGTTGCTATTGTCTCAGGGTCGCATTACAGGCTTAGCCACCTTTATTGCCAACCTACCTAAAGCCTTAAACCCTTTTGCAGACTACCCAGCCTATGTTTTAGCAGCACTTGCAGAATTGGCTAAATTAGCCGCTGCTCAAAAAGCATTGCAGGTAAGTCCTTCAGCTGCACCAATGAAAACTTTAGAACAGGCAAGAGTAGAAGCTGTGGCTGGTGTGGCTCAAGTAACTGGTATTTATGAAAGCCTAATGGCTAAGATTGCAGCAACTACAAAAGAAAGCACACAGGTAACCAACATTACTGTTAACGGTGCAACTGCTGGTCTATTAGATGAATTACAAAATGGCTTAATAAATAACTCAGCTTCAGGCAGTCAGTCCAAAATAAATAGATTGTCACTTATAGACTAATGGCACTACCAGCAACGCTTAATGTAAGCCTTAACTTTAACTCAGGCGCAACCTTTGGTAACCCATTTACCATAGGCGACCCTGTTAACGGCAGACTTGGCTTTGGTATCCTTGGAGACGGCACAGCACCTGCATTAGTTATTGATGTGACTGATGTCACACGCAGTATTAACATTAAGCGTGGTCGTAATATCCTCAGAGACACATACGAGGCTGGAAGCGCAACGGTTAGAATCTATGACCAAGACGGCAGATTCAACCCTCAAAACACAAGCTCAGACCTATACGGGCAACTCACACCTCTACGCAAGTTAAGAATCTCAGCCACCTATGCTGGCACTTCGTATTACCTATTTAGCGGATATACAACAACTTATGCCTACACCTACGACCAAGCAGAAAATGTGTCCTATGTAGACATAACAGCTGTTGACGGTTTCCGTTTGTTTAACCTAGCGAACATTACAACCGTCACAGGCTCAGCCAATGGTGATGACACAGGTGAGCGTATAGGCAAGATATTAGACACAGTAGATTTTCCAAACAGTTTAAGGTCAATAGAGACTGGCAACTCACTATGTCAGGCTGACCCTGCTACAACTCGCACAGCCTTAACTGCCATTATCAATGCAGAGTTTTCAGAGCAAGGTGCTTTTTACATGGACGCCGAAGGACAGGCAGTATTTAAGAACAGAGCCAACACGATTGCTTCAGCTGGTGGCACACCTATTGAGTTTAATCAGACAGGCGATATACCTTACAAAAATCTAAAGTTTGCATTTGATGACAAGTTGATTATTAACCAAGCGACCATTACCCGTATTGGCGGTACTGCTCAGTTTGCTGAGGACGCAGGTAGTGTGGCTACTTACTTCCCACACAGCGTTAACTACAATGATTTAGTCGTACAGACAGATACAGACGCTAACAACATAGCCCGTATCTATGTGGCTACTCGATCAGATACCACTATCCGAATTGATGAGATGACTGTGGACTTATTGGACACAGCTGTGCCTACTGGCACAATGTTAGACATTGACTATTTTCAAAATGTTGATATATCCAATATCCAGCCTGACGGGTCAACTATTACCAAGAACTTGCAAGTACAGGGTGTTGCTTGGGATATAACCCCTAACCGCTGGTTGGGTACTTTTACCACACTTGAACCAATCACAGACGGGTTTATCATAGGTAACACGACCTATGGCGTCCTCGGTGATGATATACTAAGCTACTAAGGAGTAATACAATGGCAACAGGTTTTCCAGCTTCAACGGGTGATGTCCTCTCAGCTGCAATGTTTAACGGGCTTGTAACCTACACAGTAGGCGCAGCCAACACAGATGACTATACAGCAACCCTTTCAGACAGTTATCAGGTCTTAGAGTTAATGAACAAAGGCACAGCTATTGCCTTTAAGATACCTACTAACGCCTCAGTAGCGTTCCCTATCGGTACTGCTTTAACTGTCCTTAACATTGGTGCTGGTACTTGCACAATTAGTGCAGTAACTTCAGGCACAACAACTGTTCTTTCAGCTGGCGCAACACCTGCTGCACCTACATTGGCACAATACAAGACAGCGGTTTGCATCAAAACTGGCACAGACGCTTGGTATGTAGTTGGTGCAATAGCATAATGATTGGAAATCTTGCAGCTGGTTTATTTGCTCCACCTATACCACCTTCAGTAACAGTAGATTATTTAGTTTTAGCAGGTGGCGGTGGATCTAATTTTGCTGTCCCTGGCGGCGGCGCAGGAGGACTTCGATGCACAGTTACTGCAACTGGTGGCGGTGGAAGTTTAGAAACCCCACTTACATTAAATCTATCTACAAATTACACCGTAACTGTTGGCGCAGGTGGCTCAGGAAATGGTAGCAACTCGGTGTTTTCTACAATTACCTCTACAGGTGGCGGTCAAGCTGGTTTTCAAAATACTAGTGATTTTATTGGTTATACTGGCGGTTCAGCTGGCGGTTCAGCCTACCCGTCAGGCGGTGTAGCAAATAGTCAAACAGGCGGTGTAAGAACTGCTAGCCCAGTACAGGGAAACAATGGCGGTGGTCGAGCTGGTAACGTGATCGGACAAGCAGACGGTGGCGGTGGTGGCGGCGCAGGTGCAGCTGGTACAAATTCAACTTCAGCGGCTGTCGGTGGAAATGGTGGAAACGGTATTGCATCTGACATAACTGGCACATCTATTACACGAGGTGGCGGCGGTGCAGGTCTTGGTCAAGGTGGAAACGGAACAGCTGGAACTGGCGGCGGCGGAGCTGTAAATACTAATGGAACTGCAAATCTTGGTGGTGGCGCAGGTGGAACTTTAGGTGCATCTAATACAAGCGGTGGATCCGGAATTGTGATCCTTCGTTATCCAGACACTAAAACGATAACTATTGGCGCAGGTTTAACTGGTTCGACAGCTACTTCTGGCGCAAACAAAGTAACCACAATTACGGCCGGTACTGGAAACGTGAGCTGGGTATAATGGCACATTACGCATTTTTAAATGAAAATAACATAGTTACCGAAGTTATTACTGGTATTGATGAAACTGAAACTATTGAAGGATTAGATACTGAAACTTGGTATGGCAATTTTAGAAATCAAGTATGCAAGCGCACCTCATACAATGGCAATATCCGTTACAACTATGCAGGTATAGGTTACAAATATGATGAGGTTGCAGACGCCTTCATTGCACCTAAACCTGAGTGTGGTCATGCAGAATTACAACTAAGCGACCAATACTGCTGGGAGTGCAGCAATGCCGATCATGAAGCCTTGGCTTAGTAAATCCGCAGTACAGCTGCGTGAACAGATAGATGATTCTTACCCAAGTCGTAGCAGGAAGTCTGACGGGTGGGTGGCTGATCTGCGTCATCAACAGGCAGGTAAGTCAGACCATATACCTGACCCGAAGTCCAACGGCGTCGTTAGAGCTATTGACATTGACGCTAGCCTTTCTGACAACCGAGGAGATTCAGCATATTTGGCAGATCAGCTTAGACTCTACGGGAAAAATCATGGACGCATATCTTATGTAATTCATTTAGGCAAAATTGCTAGCCCTGTATTGGGTTGGCGCTGGCGTAAGTACAAAGGGTTTTCACCTCACAACCACCATATTCATGTCAGTTTTTCAAAGGCTTCCGATCTCGACAATTCTTTTTTCGACATACCACTACTAGGGGGCAAAATATGAAATCAAAACATTGGGCAATGATTAACAGTTATGGACGATCAGCCTTTGTTTGTCTAGCCACAATCTATGTAACACAACCTGACCTTGCACCTTCAGAGCTATGGAAAGCCTTTGCTGTTGCTTTCATTGCACCTTTACTGCGTGCATTAAATCCAGATGACACACAGTTTGGCATAGGCGCTAAAGAGTAATGACAGCGGTAGAAATTGCCGCTATCTGTGCTGCAATAACAACTGTATTTACTGGCTTTGCAATAGGACTCAGGTTCTTAGTTAAGGGCTGGTTAAATGAACTTAGACCCAATGGTGGGTCAAGTATGAAGGATACAATTAACAGGCTTGAAAGGCGTGTTGATGACCTATTTGTCCTACTATCGAGAGACAATTAAAACATGGCAGCCAAAAAGAAACCTGCACGCAGAAAAAGATCAGTAGCTCGTTTAGAGACTACTGCACTAGATCAGCACGCCATTGCGCTTAATGAGTATTTTAGAGCATTACGCAGAGCAGGTTTCACCGTCGAAATTGCATTAGGTCTAAT